ATTGACCAGCACTGATAATGAAGCCGCCGATTTCCCGTTGACCATAAAGAATTGGAACAGGATTACCTTGTGCAACTGTAGTTACTGCACCGCCAAAGCCTTTGTTGGCACGGTTGCCGTCTTGGTTTTGGTCTTGAGTATTATCAATTTTTGGCATGAGCATTGATGCAACCCCTCCCATAGCCATGCCAGCACCTGCACCTATCAATGCAACCTGAGCAGCCTGACCAATACCTGGTATAAATGAAGCAGCTATCAGAATCGCACCAAGTACAAGTTGCAAAATCCCATTATTGCCACCAGCCCCCATTACACGCGGGACGATATGAATAGTGTCTGCTTCAGTATTCATGTCTAGCTGCTCTTCACCGATGTTATCGCCGGTAATGAGCCGCTTAGTTTCGTGGTCATAAATCGCTGGACGTTTCTTGCCTCGCTTATTACTCGAGTTCTTTCCTTTTAGAAACACGGCAAAGCGTAGGCCCTGCTCATGTGCATGCAACATAAAGTGTTCAAAGCCAGCGATCTGAACGGATAAAGCACGCATGGCTTCACGTGTATTTGCGACATCGAGCTTAAATTCACGACCAAACTTTTGGCCCAAGATGCCGTACAACTTAATTGTTTTTAACATCTCTATGCCTCAAGATTTTTACCGTTCTGGTTGACCATTGCGGTCCATAGATTTCACGTATAGATTTACGGCCGTGAAGCTGATGCAAAATTAATGTATTGCCAATACAAGGTTCGGTATCTTCGGACTTCAGCATTGCATTATCACCAAGCCAAATAATGCAATGATTTGGGTGTTCTGTTCGTGGTACTCGGCAAATCAACATATCTCCATATTGCGGAGTGTCCACTTCATAGAAACCGGCTTTCGGAAAGTTATCAATCAATATTGACGGATGATCTTTGTCCTCCCACCAGCCATCTTTTCGTTCAAAGTCTGGCAATTTAATACCTAGCTCACGATCATAAAAGTCACG